GAACGGCGAACCGGAGCCCCACGACAGGGTGCGAGCGCGGCCGCCATCTCCCCTTGACCCTCCCCGGCCTTGAAAGTAGGATTCGCGTCTCCCGATTTTCCCCGGTAGCTCAGTCGGTAGAGCAGGTGGCTGTTAACCACCCTGTCGGCAGTTCGAGTCTGTCCCGGGGAGCCATATTGCGCTGCCGAGAACTCCGGGCCGACCGTGAACCGACCCGTGGTCCGGAGCCGGCAGCAACTTCTCCGGGCGATATCTGAGGTCGACCCGGTCGCGGTGTAAGTCGACCCGCTCCAGGAAGGACCCGAAAAACGCGCGCACCTTGTTCGGTTTGCGGCCCGATATCACCTGCTCCCCCAGGAACTCGACCAGGTCGTCAATCAGACGGTCGTCCGCCGGAATCTCCGGTGGGCGCTCGTCGTCCAACTCCTCGAGCAGCTCCTCGGACTTCCTGACGACCGCGTTGTGCTGTCGCAAGCGGCGGGTGACGTCCTCGAGGTTCGGGGTGCGTTTCCCGTGGGTCTCGAACATCTCGTAGATCTTGTTCGCCTTCCCCTGGGCAGTTTTCATTTGCTGGATGATCTCCGCACGTCGGCGCTCGCGCTCCTTCGCCCAGCCGCCGACGATCTCGCGCATTTCGTTGACGATCCCAGCGATGGTCTCCCGGCTGAACACCTTTGCGCAGATCTCGGCCGCCAGCCATTCGTCGAGCTTGTCCGCCCGGATTCGGTTGGTCGGGTGCGCCTTGGTGGCCATCACCTGGGAGCAGTTGTAGTAGTGATACTGCCCTCCCGTCCCATGGGCCGTTTCGGTGCGCATGGGGGCGCCGCATTCGCCACAGAACAGCAATCCGGTAAAGAGATGCTGCCCACGCTCGGCGACGCCGCCCTTGGCGGGACTGGCGGCCTCGATCAGCGCCTGGACTCGGCTCCATAGACCTTCGTCGACGATGGCCGGGTGGCATTTCACACGGATCCACTCGTCTCGCGGCCGCGCTTTGCCGGTGCGCCGATCCTTCTTGTTGAACACCACGTTCCCGATAACGGTCTCGTTGCCGAGCAAATTCAGAACGGTCACCCGATTCCACTTTCGCCCTCGGTTCGCGGCCCCCTCGGCGTTCAGTATCCGGGCAATAGTTACGCCACCGGTGCCTTCGGCTCTCATCTCGAAGATTCGCCGTACCAGGGCCGCCTCGTGCTCGACGACCACCAGCCGCTTTTTCTTGGGGTTCTCGGCCGAAGGATCAGCCCGGAACCCGAGCGGCGGATTCCCGCCATTCCAGTAGCCCTCCTTCGCATTGCGAATCATGCTGCGCTTCGTGTCGCGCGAGATCCCGCGGGACTGGTGCTCGTCGAACAGCTCGTAGATCCCATCGAGCAGCCAGCCCTCGTCAGTGGCACGGTCGATCGGCGAGGATACGTATTTCACCTGGACGCCGGCGGCCTGGAGGCGATCCTTGTCCATGGCAGCGCGGATCCTGTTCCGGGAGAACCGCGACGTCGACCAGGTGATGAAATAGTCGAGCTCACAGGCCTCACAGTAGTCCAGAGCGTCCTCGAAGGCAGGACGATATCCGTGCCACGCCGATTTCCCGTCGTCGATGAAGATCTGCACGACAGTGGCATCGAGGCGGTGCGCGAGCGCCTTGGACTGCTCGATCTGCGCCTGAATCGACACCTTTTCCTCGCGTCGCTTGGCGTAGCTGACGCGCGCGTAGATGACAGCCTTCTTCACGTGGTGCTACCGGGTACCTGATTGCCGAAGACGATAGACCAGCTTGCGCACGTGTTCCACGTGAAGGGACTCGCCCAGTTCACGCTCAAGCCTCCGCTGGATTTCTGGTGCGGAGCACCCTGACCGGGCCAGAGTCTGGATGTACCGGTTGCGCTGGTACCGGAGGAACCGTCGAAACCTCGGGATCCGAATCCGCAGGTTGCCATAGTCCTCGGACGCGTGCCGGTCGATGCACTCCCAGATCCGGACGAATCGATCCGGCCCCACCAACTCGGACACCTCGAGCCACATCTCGGCCAAGCCCATGCGCCGCAGCTCGTCGAGACTGAGCTCGCGCGGTACGCCGGATTCGGTAACCGTGCAGATATCCTGGTACCCACCCCCCGGGGCCGCGGGCGCCGCGACGCCTTGCCGACCCCCCACCTCATCCGGTGCCTGGTCAGCTCGGTTCATTCTGTGATCTGAGTTGCGCTTTTGCATGATTCCCCGTGATCCAACTGGTTGATCCGTCGATGGTGCCGACCCGGCGAGTTGCGCCTTTTGTCATTCCACGCAACTCGGCCGGCCGGGAAGTTCTGGGCATCAGATGAGTTAGCCCGTTCGAAAGGCGAGTTCCGGGGCGCCGCACGAACGGACGAAAGCATCCAGTTCTCGCAGGAATTCACGGCGGTGGTGATCCCCGGTATTTTGTTTCTGTACGTCGGCTGAGACTCGAACACGCGTCTAGCCCTCCCCGAGAGATCGCAGGAGCTCGCTGACCGGGGTCCGGATCTTGGCCAACGGGTTTGAGCGGTCGACGACTCGAGTCAGCTTGCGGGCCGCCAGGTGGCTGTAGACCTGGGCGGCCCGTGGGTCCTGGTGGCCCATCAGAGCCTGGCGGACCAGGATGTCCACGTCGTCCTCGGCGAGTTCGGCACCGAAGAGGTGGCGCAGCGCATGAGGGTGGAGCTGATCGCCCGGGATTTGGGCCCGGCGGCCGTGCTTGAGGATCATCTGGTTAATCGCCCCGCGAGTCAGGCGCCGCGCCTCTCCGCGGTAATCTGCCGGCGGGACCTTTCGATTGTTCAGCGACACGAACAGTACGTGCCGTCCGTTGTCGGTCCGGCGGTCGATATGCTTGAGCTCGGGGTGGCCGAGGTATGCCTGGAGCATGAGAGCCGCCTCTCGGGGCACCGGGATCTGGCGCTCCTTGCGGCCCTTCTCGGTGACACGGAGCAGCAGGCGGCGGTCGTCGGGGTCTCCGGCTACTACCAGGTCCTCCTCATCGAGCGCGGTCAGTCCGCTTACCCTCAGCGCGCAGCCGATCAGGACCGAGAAAATCGCGGCGTCGCGGATGCCGGCGAAGGTGCCGAGGTCGGGTGCCCAGATCAGGCGCTCGGCGTTGGCCAGAGTGATCGGCAACGGCAGCCTGGTCGGGGCCTTCGGGTAGGGCACCTCGGCGGCGGGGTTGGTCGCCAGCAATCCGGCCCGGGTCATCCATCGATACAGGCCGCGCACGGCGGCGACCAGAGCGCGGCGGCTACGGCCGGACAGCCCACCCTTCACCGCCACCGGGCCGGCGAAGATCTCGATCTCCTCCGACGTCAGGTCGGCCAGCTCACGCCCGGGGTAGCACTGCACCAGGCGATCGAGGTACCCGCGATACTTCGTCACGGTTGCCGGCGAGCGGCCCTGGTTGGCCTCGAGCCAGGCGAGGTACCCGTCGATCGCGGCCTTGTTGCTGTCAGACATGGGTAGCCCGGGGGTTAATGTGATTGTTGAGGAAACGGCGAATCCGGAGGAAGGGGGGGGATATCCCGCGTGGATCCGTGGATCGAGCCGAAAACGCCGCCAAGTTATTGATAACTATACCCACGCAATCCACGGGTTGGACTCCAGAGGGCACGAAAACCCGTGGACTGTTTTTTAAGCAGATGTAAATTCCTGTGGATAATAATATTCTTATATAGCCCCGCGCGCGCCCCTTCTTCTTTTTCTTTTTCAATGAAGTAAGAGAAGAGTTATATAAATGCGACACGAATGTCGCATGTGGAAGAAACGGGCCAACACGTGGAATCGAAAAGTCGACGCGTGGAAAATTTCGGAAATCTGTGGAGGGGTTCCGCTCCAGCATCAATGACTTAGCTCGCGGAGAAGCCCGATCCACGGGTTTTCCGAGGTTCCCTCCCCTTCCCTTTGGAAGAAAACGGGCCGGATCGGGTCTTCCTCCCTGGGGTGCGCCCCGAAAATCATCTTGGGGGGTACGGGGGGCGACAGAGAAAGAGGCCCTCGCGGGCCTCCTCGGGATGGCCTCGTCGGCCGAGTGGGGCAGATCCACGACGAGCCTCAATCGGGGACGCCTATGTCGTCCCCGAGGTCCTCGGGGACGGCCGTGGAGAGGCCGTAGCGCTCGAGCACCTTGAGGTCCAGGGCGACCATGTGCGCAACACGCTGGTTGCCGATGGTGCGCTCCAGAGATTCCTTGTAGACGACACCGGCGCCGGCGAGCATGCGCTTGAACACCCGGTCGGACTTGATGGGCAGCGCATCCCACTTGCCGCGCAGGGCGTTGGTGTGGGCGATGTGATCGATCACGTGGGCCGTCCGGACGCACAGCACCTCGACGTCGTCGATGACGTCGAACCGAAACGGGAAGGCGAAGCGGCGCGAGGAGATCTCAGAGAACAGGATCTCGACGATCCACACCCACGGCTCGCGCTCGGCGTTGGTCTCGGCGATGTGCTGGTTCATCGTCTGCAGCAGATCCGCCGGGAATTCGCCCTGCTCACGGTCGAGTTCGAGCCAATCGCACAGGAGCCCCCAGCTGGCGAGGATCCCGGCGTAGTTGGTGAGCATCCGGGTGGCGCCGTCGTCCTCGCGCGAGGCCATGGAACGCTCCTGCAGCCACGCCCGGGCCTTCTCGAACCGATTCTTGATCTGCGGCCGGGTGAAGGTGGCTAGGTAGTCGAGCCACTCGCGCACGGGGAATTGGGGCAGCTCGTCGGGCATCAGCGGCCCCTTCTTGCCCGACAGGTCGGTCTGTACCAGCTTGCCGATCAGTGATTTCACCGGCACGTCCTCGCCGGCGAGCAGCACGGGCGCGGACAGGAGGAACTCGGTCATGTCCGACCCGCGGCGGGTAGGGGTGTAGTTGTAGCACTCCTGCAGCATGTTCACCGCCTGGTCGATGATCTCCTGTTTGCCGGCCGAGATCTCCTCCCAGCCGACGGGATGGCTGGTGTGGCTGACCGAGGTCATCTGGCGGTAGCCGGTGCCCATGGACTGCCTCGAGAACATCGTGAAGCCGATGCTGCGCTCGAGGCGCTTGATCAGGGTCGATTTGCCGGCGCCCTTGTTCGCCTGCATCACCAGGTGCGGCCAGAAGCCGAGAAACGCCTTCAGGTGGCCGCCAAGGGCCCACACGAGGGTGATCAGGGCGGCGTTCTCTCGGAACGTCTCCTGGTACGCCCGGATCACCTGCACGGCGTCGGCTCGCGTCCCCCGCGGGAATGTCAGGTTGTGGTACGGGCACTGCTGCGTCGGCAGCGTGAAGTAGCAATCCGGACCCTCGTTCACCTTCGGCCGGCCATCGTGCCAGGCGAGGCCGACGAAATTGACGGCACTGGTGGCGCCCAGGTCGGCGCCGCGTTCGAGTATGTTCACGGCTCTCAGGAATGCGCTGCGGTTGTAGATCGGGCCGAACTTGGCCCAGTGGTCGACGTTGTGGAGTCGCTCGTCCTCGAACACCTTGCGGACCAGGCGCGGCCCGTGACGGGCGGTTTGGACCGACACCGAGAACAGCGTTTTCGGCTGCAGGTCGACCTCGCCCGTCATCGCCGAGGTCGCGCTGGCGATGGTCACCCGGGTGATCCCGGCAACCCGAAAACCGGCGACGTCCACGTGCTCCTCGCGCTCGTCCCCATCCTTATCGCGCTTGGTCGTCACGCGACTCATGAAATCCGGGAGCTGACGGATCCGCCAATACTCGGCGAAGTCGTGTGCCGGCAGGAAGATGCGCTCCCGGCGCCCGTCGTCGGCCATCTTCCCGGGTTTGCCGGGGATCAGCCACTGCTCGAGCTCGGAGAGCGCCGAGCGCAGCGTCGCCGTGTCGTCCGACTGCAGGATGTCGTTGACGTCGTTCCACTCGTGCTCGTCCCAGCCCGACTGATCCACGAGCATGGCCGCGATATCGAGGTTGGTGAGGATCTCGAGCAGCCGCCAGGCCGCCTTCGTTCCGGGGCACTCGCCCTTCTCGTTCGGCTGGTCCCAGTCCATGCAGATCCGAACCGCCTTGCCGCGCAGGATTCGCCAGTCGATGTGTTCGATACCGCCCGTGCCGCGAGTGGCCAATGCGGTGACCCCTCGCATCTTGCAGCTCTCGATCGACAAGGCGTTGATCGCCGATTCGACGATGTAGACGGTGTGAGCGCGCTCGAGGGCCTTGAGATCGGAAAACCACGGAGCTCCGGCCTTCTCCCCCTGGCTCATGGTCTTCACGCCCCCGTTGAGATCCGGGTCGAGGTAGCGCAGGTCCACGGCGACGACATGGCCAGGGTTGAGAGACCGCACGACGAAGGCGGCCGCCTTGCCGCCGTAGCCCACCTCCCCTTCCTTGCGACTGTCGCTCGTCCAGTGGTTGCAGCCGACCGCGCCACGGCGGATCGCGGCGTCCACCACCTCCTCGTCGATCCGTCGTTCGTCGATTAGCCACGCCCGAGCCGGCGTCGTGTCGTCGAAGCAGCGCCCGGCGATGTATTCGGCACGGGTCTTCTGTTGAGGGGTCCGGGGAGTTTCGGGTTTGTCGAGCGGCAGGTGGTAGAGCTCGTGCAGGCGCTTCACCGCCTCGGCCGCTTCGCACCCTTCGACGTACATGACCAGGTCGATGCAGCTGCCGCCGGAGCCGTCGTTGCTGTGGTCCTTCCACTTACGGCCGCCATCGTAGATCGAAAGGCTGGGGTTTCTGTCGTCGTGATGCGGACTTCGGTAGTTGCCCGTACCCTGCGGACGCTCGAGCCCCAGCTTTTCCGCGAGGTCGTGCAGGTCGATCGAGCGCTTCAGTTCCTCGATGGTGGCCATGGTCGATAATCAGCCCCCGAGCTCGGCCTGTGCCTGCTGCCAGGCGCGGGCGACGGTATCGAAAGTCGCCGCGTCTCCCCCGCGGTCCGGGTGGTGGCGACCAGCGAGCTGTCGGTACCTGGCTTTGGCCTCCGCCAGGTTGTTGCCGTCGTACTCGAGTACCCGGCGCCAGTCGAGGGCTTGGATCTGCCCGGGCGCCGGCAGCGCGGTGAAACCCGTGAAGGCCGCCTCCATCAGCCCCGAGCCGTGGCGCTCGAGGGCCCGCAGCGCCTCGAGGACGGCCGCAACGGCGGCCAGGTTGTCGGCCACGCTCCTGTAGGTGTCGACGGCGATACAGATCGGCCGGTCGTCCAACTCCATGTAGACAGCCACACCGGGGTCGTCCGGCTCCTTCGCGTTCGAGTACGGCAGGCCGTCGAGGCGAGTTCGCAGGTTCGTCGAGACGATGACGTCGTCCGGGTCGATGCGCCAGGTGCGACCGCGCGGCGTGTAGGCGGTCACCTGTGCGCGGATCCTCCGGATCGCCTCGTTGACGGTGACCTTGCGCTTCGACTTCCAGCTGCTCAAGGTGCCCTTCGTTTCGACCTGGCGGCCGAACTGGCCGTAGCGTCGATCTTTCTCCGGGGTGCGCGGCTTGCCCGGAGGCCAGCTGAGCGGGTAGGCGGTGATTGCGTCTTTCATGATTCACCCTCAGCGGTCATTGCGCCAATTCCTAATTCCGGTTGCCGCTGGTAGTTGGCTAGTAGTTTGGGATCAGTCACGGTTCGCCAGCTCCAGCAGCGGGGCTCCAAAACACCCTCGGTTGTGTGTCGGCCCGCAGATACAGCGGGTGTTTCGGGGCGCCTGCCTTCGTTGTGCCGAGACAGTGGACGGCTTGGCTACGCATGATCCGGCACACGCGATCCGCTCGCGCTCGGTCGCAGTGCGCACCCCACGCTGCCACTATTAGGCCAACGTGTGACGCCCGGTACGACAGCGCCTCGTCGTTGTCCGGTCCAATGGGGTCGGATGCTGCCAGCATTTCCCGTGGGTTGGTCGCACGGTAGGCGTAGGCGTTCATCATGATCAGACCGCCATACCCCCAATCTTGTGCGAAGCGTATGCACCGCCGAATGGTCGGGTCGTCCTCGGTCTCATCCGCTGTCGAGGGGTTCAGGCCGATGAACATGACCTGATTGGCATACCCCTGCCAGTCCCACGATCTCCCGAGCGCGTAGCGATAGGTGCGGCAGGGCGAAAACTCTGCCCACTTCTCCACCGCGCGCCGGCGTCGGTCAGCGGTCATCGTCGGCGTCCGGGTACTCGTCATGCAACGCTCCATCGAGCAGCCGGCCGGTGGCCTTCTTTCCTATGCGGTCCATCCACTCGGTTCCGGCGATCGGGTTCCCGGCGGCGTCGTTGTACCAATTCGGTGCGTACTCGCCCCATTGCTTGAACAGGAACGGCACCTCGGCCGCCTTGCACTGGTCGCGCAGGGAACGGAACCAGTCCGGATGCGACGGCCGCGCCTTCGGACCGGACTCGCCGCCTGCGACGACCCAATCAAGATGATCGAGCGCCGTATGCCAACCGTTGACCGGCCCCGACAGAGGTTCTCCGAGGTTTACCGGCCCGAGCAACGGCTCGGCCGACACCCACCGCACCGCCGCCGGCGTGTCCAGCAGGATGGGGATCCGCTCGTCGGCCGTGGCTTGGTCCTCGACGGAGACGCCGAGCCACACGTTTGGCAGCGGCCAGGGACGCCCATTGACGTCACGATGTGCGTACTTCTCCATCTTCCCGAGCATCGACCATGCCCGCCCCTTGACGATGCCTTCCCGACGCGGCGTCCCGTTGCCGTGCGCGCGCACTAGGTACTCCCACATCCGCGCTGGCCGCTTCGTCAGCACCTGGAACGTATGCCGTGGCGCCAGCGCCATCACCGCGAACACTTGGTCAATGAACTCGTCCGGTAAGCCCGGGTAAAATAGGTCCGACATCGAGTTGACGAAGATCCGCCTCGGCCGTCTCCAACGTAGCGGCTGGTCAAGGCGCTCTGGGTGACAGCGCACGTCGGTGAATTGCCGGCCGTGGTACGCCGTCAGCTTCGGGTTTGCCGACAGGCGCGGCCAGTCGCGTAAGGCATAGCAGTTCTTGCAGCCTTGCGAAACCTTGGTGCACCCGGTGACGGGATTCCAGGTGGCGTCGGTCCATTCGATTGCGGAGTTATCGCCCATGCGTAACCTCCTCGACGAGTGACAATTGCTGCGGCGGCGAAGCTGCCGGCGCGTGCCGTGGCGCAAACGGAACGAACTCCACGCACCGGATCGGCCGCGCCGGCATGGTGATCTTCTGGCCCGTCTCTGCGCACTTGCCCTGCGCGAGGGCCAGGTGGTGGCAGTGGATGCAGCGCACCAGGCGGCTCATCGTCGACTCCCATTGGTGAGCTGCGGCGCCGGTGGCTGTTCGTCCGGGATGAAGCCGGATCCGCGGACCTGGCCGGTTACCTTCAGGTAGCCCACCTCGGCCTTGGCGGAATCGACAAGCACCTTGGCGACGTCGGCGATCGTCCGGGCCCGCTCGAGATCCATGGGGTTCTCCTCGTCCTGCAGGGCCTCGAGGGTGGCGAACAGGTGATTGCGCAGATCCTCGATCTTGTTCTTCATCGCTGACTCCTCAGGCGCTTGTTGATCTGCCGCTGGAGGCGCCCGCGTAGCTGGATCACCTCGGCGAGCGGCCGCGGCAGGTTGTGTACGGTGTTCTTCCGCATCAGGTCGGCGCGGCTGGCGAGCGCCAGGTTGTCGATGCGAATGTCGGTCTTGTCGCCGTTGATGAAGATCACCGCGTGCCCCGGCGGGACCGGGCCGTGGTGCTCCTCCCACAGCAGCACGTGGACGTACCTCCAGTTGCGGCGGCTCCATCCTGGCGGCGCGTCGTCGCGCACCTTGCGCTTACGGTAGCCGTCCTTGTCCAGGGCCTCCGTACCGACGGGCACCCACGTCTGCGGCCTGTGACCGGGTTTGAATCGCGTCTCGGCCGAGCGGCCGCCGGCGCAAACGGACTTGCCCTTGTTCCAGGGCACGTGACCTTTCGGGAACCGATACGACGCGCCAACCTTGTCGCCGCGGCGCAGCCGGCAGGCGGCCGGGCTTGCCAGGTATTCCGGGGACTTCCTCAGCCCGAGGTCCTTGGCCTTGTTGTAGACCTGGGCATCGCTGCGGTCGAGCTGCTTCGCGAGCTCGGCCGTGGGCGTGTCTGCATACTCCCGTGTCAGCAGCTCTACCTCGGTGTCCGTCCACACTCGGCGCTTCGGGCGATGGAGCAGGCCCGCGAGCGGTCCGGCGCGATACTCGGTGCTTTTCTCGATCCCGAGCTCCTGCGCCTTTTCGAACACGTCAACGACGCCGCGACCAAGCTCCCGAGCGAGATCTCCGGTCGGTGTGTCCGGGTACTCCCGGCGCAATCGCTCGAGCTCTGCAGCTGTCCAGGCACGACGGGTCACGCCGAAGCCTCCCGCACAATCGGCTCGCCCACGTAGTCCGGATCCCCTGGGTCGCAGCACCAGCACCTGATGCACTCCGCAATCGCGGGATCCTCGCCCTCGTAAATTGTGGCGGTGCCGTTGCACTTGGCGGAGGCGCGGGTGGTGCATGGCACCGTTCGTCTGGTGTTCCGCCACGGGCGCGATGCGGGCTGTCCCGGGTCGTACCGGCGCTTCTCGTGTTGTGCGCGCTGGTAGTCTGGTGATGCTTCGGGTGTGAGAAAATCGATCTGCTTGCTCACGGTCGGTACACCCCGGCCCGTTCGAGGACGTCGATACTCTCAGCGCCGAGCAGCCGGCGAATCGCGTCAGCTCGTCTTGACTCCCCAACCGCGACGCCGATGTCGTAGGCTCGATTGGCAAACCCCAGTGCGTCCCATATCTGGTCGTCCGTCCAGTCCTCATCAAACCGCCTGACGACTTCGCCGTCGGCATCGAACAGCACCGCCGAGGCGGGCCAATCCGGGTGATCGCGGTCGATGTAGCAGTATTCGCGGTGTGCGAGCTTATTCATGCATGCCTCCTATCCAGACATCGTAGTCGTCGTAATCCGGATCCGTGGTGACCGACACCGAGTCGACGAAGGCGACCCGGCGGCCTACGTGCACCCCGACCGGCTTCTCCGGGTCTGCGCCAGCGTCGAGGCAACCCTGGAGCAGGGTGACGATCTGGCGCAGGGTCAACGATTCGCATACAGGCATCACCTGATCCTCTGGTTAGCGGGGTCGCCGGACTGCATCTCGAACCGCGCGCCGCAACCGCTGCGCCGGGGTCATGCGCGCCAATACGAACGGGTCAATTTCCTTCTCCAGCCGCTCGCGCTCGGCCTGGCGATCTTTCGCGACCAGCGCGCCGGCGACGGCGACGCTGAACGTAGCCACAACCAGCAGGCCCAATCGGGGTTCATAGTGGAGCAGCACGACTGACAACCCGAGCACGGCGCCGGACACTGCAATTCGGCCGGATTGCGTCATCCCCCGTCACCCTCGCCCCGCGGAGATTCAAACTGCGCACATCCACCGCCGATCAGCACGGCTTCGCGGCGTTCGACCACGCGGACGCCGTCGTACCCCTTGCGATGCAGGTGCTCGTACAGGTCGAGGGCGAAGGGTTTGTCGTCGACCAGGGCGACATCCGTCCACCGGGCCGCGTCCGCATTCGTGTCGAGGCGCTGAATGACCAAGCGCACGGTCATGGCAGGGACCTCCTCAGCGGTTCACGACCGGCCAGGTGGCCGCGTTGTGCGCGCTCGAACCAGCCCATCTGAGCGGCCACGTCGTACGGCTGGTGGTAGTACACGCCGTTGGCGCAGCGCTCCAGGAAGCCCCACTTCTTGACTCGGCGGCCGTGGAAAAACAGGGTCCAGGTCTCCGGGCATACGGTCAGGATCTTGTGATACTGGCGCGGGCCGAGCCGGTTAAGGCGGCCGGGGAACAGGCGCCTGTACGTGGACACCCAGCCGAGATCGACGTCCAGGTAGGCGAGGCGCTCCTCGAGGTACTGACCGACCAGCACCACGGCGCCGGCGAAGCGCCAGGGGTGGTCGTGGACGTTACGATCACCGTCGGCGGCGACGAAGCGATGCAGGTAGAAGGTCACCCCAAACACCTCGCCGATGTAGTAGCGCTCAAGGTACGGCTCGTCGCCGATCTTGATCAGCCGGCACGGCAGGCGACCTGACAGCCGGTAGAGGATCCCGCGGATCACGCCCGTGCCCCCTGCCCCGTCTCGAGTGCGCGGTTGATGGCGGCGATTACTCTCGCCTTCTGGTACTGCAACCAGGAGACACGGTTCGGGGCGCGCCTGTAGCGCATCCAGTGGGTCGCGCCGGGGCGCGTGACGTGCCGGCACGGCGTACCGTGCTTTGCGTGGCATTGCGGGCATGGCCCCCAGGTGCGTGCCTCGTCGAAGGTCAGGTTTCTTGGCATGGTTGTCTCTCCCGGTAGCGGCTCGGCAGGAAGTCGCAGTGCGCCTGGTCGGAGCTCGCGAGATCGAGCCGGGTACATTTGTCGTAGTTGGCGCAGCTGACGCAGGTGGCGCCGTCCGGCAGGAGCTGGTCGCGGTGAGGATGGGCCGGGACCTTGAGCTCGAGCACCACAGCGTCGCGGAATTCCGGCCAGTGGCCGAGGGCCTCGGCGAGATCCGGCAGGTAGCGCTCGATACGCTGGTGCCGGCGGCAGCGGTCATCGAGGGTGCGCGAGGCGGCGACCTGACGCAGTGCGCGATCGCGCCGCTCCCGGACCCGCGCGGCATCGTGATGCCTGGCGTTGTCAGGCATCGCTGTCGCTCCTGTACGGGTTTTCCGGACGCGGCCCCGGCGGACCGACGAGGAGCTCACGATCGGCTTGCCGCACTCGCTCCATCGCCTCCCGGCGCTCGGCGTTGATGTGCACCGACACGGCAAGACGCAGATCCGAATCGGCCTGGCCGAGCTCCCAGGAGGGCTCGATGTTGTCTCGAGTCGAATGAAAGGCGAGGTGCGCCTCGCGCCAACGGATGGCGGCCGCGACTACAGCGTCGCGCGAGGCCTCGCTCACGATGCCACCTCCATTGCCTCGGCGATCTCCTCACGGTCGGGTCGCGTGTAGACGCCGGTGCTCGCGATCGACGAGTGGCCGAGCGCTCCCTGGACGATGCCGAGCGGGTTGGCGGCGGTGGATCGGGCCAAGATCCGCTTGGCCAGGGTGTGCCGGAACCAGTGCGGCGTCGCGCGCATCGGCAGGTGCGCGGCGATCACCCACTTCTGCATGCGCTGCTGGAAAGTGCGCACCGACAGCCCCCTGCCCTCCTGGCGGGACATGATGAGCGGTGCGTCCGGGTACAGGACATGCCCTTGCTGCATGCGGATCTCTAGCAAGTCGCGCAGTGCTCGGCGGGCGGCACGGTTCACCGGGACCGAGTAGGTCTTCCCGCGCTTGGCCTCCCGGAGATCCAGGCGGCGCTCCCGGATCGCCTCGCGGGCGTCCCCGACGGTGATCGCCGCCAGGGACCCGATGCGGATGCCAGTCTGGCGCAGCAGGCGCATCCAGGCGTAATCGCGGCGGGCGAGAATGTGGCCCTGGAGCTTCATCGTCTCCCAGAGGCGTTTCTCCTCGGATTCGGTCAGGTATCGCGTGAAGGTCTTGCTCATGGCTTGGTCACCGTTGTTGAGACTGCGAGAAGCCGGCCAGGTCCTGGGCGAAGTGCGCGGTGCGCACGAACTCCGCCACCACCCGGTCGACGGATCCGCGCGCCGTGAAAACGACGGCGCGGGGGACAACGAGAAAGCCGATATAGGCCGTCAGATCGATGGCCTCGCGGGGCGGGATTGCGAAGCAGTAGCGCCGACCGTCGCGGCGGCCGAGGGTGAAGTGAAAGTGGTCCGTATCCTTGTCCACGGTCACCACCAGCACCGAGTCGGCCGATACGGTCAGCGCCCGGCCGGACTCCATTGAGACGAGGCGGGAGGGCCGGCGGCTGCGGCCGGCACGGAAGATGAAACCCCTAATCATTTGGCTGCTCCTCCGCGCGCTGCATTGCTTTGGCCTGCAGACTCAAGACCCTCGATAAAAGCGGCGATCGCACTGCCTTGAGCAGCGTCATCCGCCCGTTCAGTCCGGACACCAGCCACGCCTCGCGCATTCGCTCGAGGTGTGTCAGGTGCCGCATGCGGGTGCAGGGGATCGTCAGTTGCCGTCTGTCCATCGCGAGCTCCTCGTCGTTGGAGAAACTGGGTCAGCTCCTGGCGGAAGATCCGGCCGAGGTCGGTACCGACGTCGAGCATCGAATCGCCGGCGTTGTGCTCTACGCGGCTGATACCCCGGCGGGAGATCTCCGGCGGCGGCTTCATGGGTCCACCACCATCGCCCGCAGGCGCCTGATCAGGGTGGCGCCGGCCTGGAAGGAGTCGAAGCACTCCTTCACCACGCGGCGGTGCTCGGCGCGGGTCAGCTTGCCGTCGGCGAGGACTTCCTCGAGCACCCCGGCCACCTGGCCGAATTCCTTCGACCACTTGAGATAGAGATCCAGGACCTCGGAATCGGCGAGCCCGCTGGTGTCGGGGATCTGGACGAACACCCCGCCCAGGGCCTGGGCCTCGGCCTCGATGATCCGGAATGGCCGCTCGACGCCCTTCGACGCCGCGGCGAGTTGCGCGGCGATGGCCTCGCTCACGTTCAGGTGATGGGTGTCGCAGGCCGGATCGACCTTGTTGTTCAGCGTCCCGGGCCGAATGGCCAGGTGCTGGGCAAGGCCCGCCGCGCCGCGGGGGAAGTCGTGCACCAGGCTGTAGGCGGCCTGGTCGACGTCGGAGTGCATGTGAATGCGGCCTCCCGGTTCACGTGGTGAATCAAGGAGGCGCGGGCTAGAATGCGCGTCGAGGTGCGTCCAAGGTCTTCAAGCCAGCGCCTCACCGGCCGGCGGGGTGCTGCAACACCCCGCCGGCCAACCTTTCTAGTCGGGCTTTGGCTGGCTCCGATCGGGAACGGATATCATGCTGATGCCTCCTCTCTATCGATCCCCTGTTTCATGATCAGGCGCGCTTGCGCGGCGATGCTGCGCTCGTTCTGTGCCGCCATGCGCCTCAGCTTCTCCATGCGATGGGGCTCGATGCGCACAAGTACCTGTGGCATCTCACCAACTTTTGCTTTCTTTGGGCGGCGATTCATGTGAGATACTTTGTGATGATTTGCGACGATCAGAGCATATTCCCGTTTATCGTAATTTTCAAACCTTTTTCCCGTTGTTGGTAAGTTGTCTTTCCTATCGCGGTTTCAAGTTTTATTGGCAGGACGAAAGAAACACGCCTGGGGGAAGCGCTATGGTCTGGTGCCGAACACCGTCCAGCGCCTCGCCGAGGGTGGCAATGTCGGAGGCGATGTGCTGGCGACCGTTTGTCGTGTCGAGAACGTTTCCCTCAGCTGGCTCCTCGAGGGCAAGGGGGCGCCGTACCTTGTAAACCGGACCACCTGTGACTCCGAGGCGGCAGGGATCCTTGAGGACCTGGTGGGCGGCGGCACCGGCTGGTCGGTGTACCAGCTCCGGGACACGGCCGGGAAGGAGGCGGTAGTGCTGACCCAACCGGCGAGCTTCGAGCGCAAGGGGGAATGGGTGGAGTACACCGAGGTGGAGGTCATCGCCGGCGAGGTCGGCGAGCGGGCTCGGGACGTCATCAACGCCAGCAATGCGAATCTCGAGCGCCACTGGCTCGACGTTGACGAGATCACGCTACGCCGACTCGCGGCCGGGCAGCTCGGGACCTGGCAGCTCATTGGGGACGTCGATCATCCAGGTCTGCTTCTCGGAGCAGAGTCTCAGACCAGCGTGGCCGAGTTCCCCAGGGAATTCGGGGAACCGCTTTCGGACCGCGGACGTGAGGTCGGCCGTTGGTTCGACGGATTGCCAGAATCGAGGCAGGATGCCTTCGTCAAGTTGTTCCAGGTCGATGGAGAAGACACCGAATCCTAGGAGGCAGATCACCCAACCAAACGAGAGGAACAACGATGGTGGAACGACGCTATGAAAACGACGCGCCGACGTTGCAGGTTGACAGACGGGGAAGGACCGGGGGCGTATCGACGCGACCGCGGAAGCTACGATCGCATTATCAGACCGCCAGAGGTGTCGCTTACATTGTCGAGTTTCTGGGATGGATGGCGGTTGTAGCCGGAGTGCTGATCGCCATCCTCGGAGCAAGCGCCGGATCGAGAGACCCCTTCAACCCGGGGCTTGCCGTGCTCATGGCAACGGCCCCTGGATTAGCGACGGTGTTTTCAGGGTTGGTGATGGTCGCCCTCGCGCAGGTGACCCGAGCGACGGCGGACAATGCCGATCATACGCGCCAGATACTCGAGCTGATCCAGAGCAAGGCTTAGCACCGCCATCGACCTGGCCTGAACCCCTTGCCTGTCGCGGCCACGAAGCGCTCGTAGCACCTGAGCGCGCGGCGATCCTTCCGGGGCACGTCCAGCGGATACTTGTCGAGCACCGCACCCAATTGCGCCAGGTACGGTCCCCAAAATGCCGTGTTGCGGGGCATCCAGTCCGAGGGCGGGCGGTCGCCCTTGGAACGGTTCGCGCCGGCGCTCACCAGGATCAGGTTCAGCGGATCGTTCGCGAACTGGACCCGCAGCTCGCGTGGCCACTCGTCGGCGCCCCACTGCACCGCCAGGCAGAGAGGCACCACGTGGTCGACGTCAGCTTGGCTCGGATCCTCGATCACCACCCCGTCGTAGTCTCCGAGCCACCAGCCGCCGCGGTCGGCCTCCTCGACCAGCTCCTCGCGCGTGTTGCGGCCGTCGCCGTCGAGATCGACCCAGCCGCCGAACAGGGCCTCGCGGTCGCAGGCCGCCCAGGTGGGCGACGGGGCGAGGAGCAGGACCAGCCCGGCGACAACCCGGGCGATCCGGTTACTCAGCGAGGAAGGCATGGACTTTTTCTGTCCATTGCGGCAAGTGGTCCGCAGATAGGTACGGCGCTGAGTGCGAGTAGCGCCCGGCCCTCACTCCGGTCTGCACATGGACGATACGTTCGTCAGGCGGGCCCGCGTAGGAGTCACGACCAAGCAGGCCGAAAGGGTGTCGCAGAGGCAACCACGAACCCCATGTTAGAGCCTTGTCGTGCGGGTTAGTGACGTTCATCAATCGCTGAAACCCGTGGTACGGGAAGGTGATCTCCTTCGCCATTGCCGCGCCGAAGAACACCACCCGTCCGAAGCGGGCGCCGTCATACATGGCCCGGTAGGTGGCGGCACAACCGAATGAGTGTGCGACAACGTGGTCGCCGGTGAATGCGAAGTTGCGGATCGACCGCGCCACGTCATCGATCTTCCATCGGGCGTTCCAGACGCGGACGGTGTGGTATTCGAACGGAATGACCTCAATGCCGCGCTCAGCAAGCTGGCTTCCAAGGACTTTCAGATCGCTGTCAGGATCGCGACCGATGCCTCGGACGAGGATGATGCGCATGGACTCGTATGACTCCGTATCAGTCGGCCCAGTCCCGCTCGTCGACCGGAATATCCGGCACCGGGACAGTCTGACCGGCGTGGCGGTGGGTGCAGTCCGACAGATATTGCCATTCGCCGTTGCGAACGAAACTGTGACAGACGTGCAATTTCCGCTCAGGACCGTATTCAGACCACGACTTGAATGACGGATTGAACGTCGGTTTCTCGGTATCTCCGTTCCACGTCCAGCGAGCGTCGAAGATGTGGAAGTTGTCGCACGCCGGGCACCAAATTGCCGGGTGCCCCGTAATGCGTATCATCTTCGGCCCGATCAACTCGCTCATTTCAGCACCGCCCACAACACCAGCCCCGCGGCCAGAATCCCGGCGACGACCACCGCGCCGATAGTGCGGATCGTCCCCCGCTTGCCGTCGTAGATGCTGTCGATGATGTCGTCCATCATCCGGGCGAAGTCGCGGGGCGGCTCAGTCATACCGCTGGCCCGGGTTCAGTACTCCCCACCGGCCGGACCCGATCTGCAGGAGCGCCGGCGCCGAATACTGCGAGCCGGGCCGGCTGAACCGGTAGGTCGGGCGGTTGCCGTTCGTGCGGCCGGCGAAAGCGCCCGCCTCGCCGTTGACGAACACGGGATCCGCGGCGCTCGAGGCCGGCAGGAGCACCACTAGGCGACCGTCGCCGTCGCTGACCGGTTTCCACACGAACCCGGAGCCCGAGAGCTGCTCGACGGACGGTACGGACGCCGGGGGCTCAGGCTGTTCGCCCGGCGGCTCCTGAGGCGGCTCAGAGACCGATCCGCCACCACTCGAAGCCTCCGGGAAGTCGACGCCGTCGTGGCAGCCGGCGAGGGCCAGCGCGACGAGGATCGCGAGGATCCCGCGCATGATCATCCTCCACCCCCGCCCTCGATGACGAAGGGCTCCTGGATGATCGGTGCCGGGGTCTGGATCACGGTCGGCTCGCGACTCGCGGACGCCTCGGCGGCGTCGAAACCGCGGCCGGCGGTGAAGGCGGACAGACCGACGATGTCGGAGATCACGCCGGCGCCGTAGTGGATCGCCATGCCGCCCAGGACGTACCGGGGCACCTGCTTCCAGAAGTCGATCCACTTCGAATCGCTGTCGGCGATCTGGACGCAGGCGTTCATGACGGACACCTCCTGCAGCTCGAGCGCCACCTGCTGGCACATCAGGGTGCGCAGCGTGGTCTGCTGCTCGCGGCATTCCTTCGCCCGGCCCATTCGCCCGCCAACCTTCGACCAGAATCCCCCGTCGCCGGACGGCGCGCCGCAACCGGCGGCGAGCTGGCCGACAATGGCCTGCATCATGGGATTGCCGGCTCCGCCCAGCCTGGCCGAGTAGCGGGCATAGCGGCGGGCCTCGAGCTCCTCCCAGCGCATGCGCTCACGGGCGAAGTCGGCCTTGGCCTTGTAGTAGGCCGAGGGGTCGAACTCGGCGCCATTCTCCACCACGACGCTCCGGGGCGCGGCCGAGGGCACGGCAGCGGCGCTCGGGCGCGGCGCGGGAGGCACGGCGGGCTCGCCCGGCACCGAGTCGGCAAGGATCTCCCCGAGTCCGACGTCGGTCTGCAGGGTCGTGTTCGGCCGCGGCACGGTGTCCTGAGCCAGTGCCTGGCTCATCGTGACCAGCACGAAGGCGATAAAGCCGATCAGGATGACGAACAGCAGCGCGATCAGGCGCCACGGGGTGCGGTCATGCGTCATGCTTGTCCTCCTCGCGGTACGTGACCGCGTCTCTGGCTGCCCAGGCGAGATAGAGCAGCACGATGGAGACGAGTGCCCATTTGCCCGGGTTGACGGTGTAGAGGTGGTACAAATAGTCCTGCCAGTGCTGCGGCAGCGGGATCACGTCGGCAGCGACGCTCGGACCCATCGCGATCACGGCGAGGACCGTGCTGAACAGCTTGGTCTTGACGCCGGCGGGGAGTACGCGGTCCAGCCCCAGGGCGATGGCCCGGTGCAGCCGCCGCAGGGGGCCGCCCTGCTTCAGCCACCGGTTCTCGGCGCGCAGGCGCTCGTTCTCGGCCTTCAGTTCCGGCAGCGTGCCGGCGGGGCGCGGAAGGGTCTCAGTCATAGGTGCTCATCTCCCCCGACGGATGAATCGGGATACCGTGGCGGATACCGGTGGCGTAGAGGGCGAGGCGGAAGCTGCGACGCAGCCACCCCCGCCAGTTCGCGCGCTGGCCGGGGCGGCGCTGGACGATGTCGAGGTACAGCGCCGATCGCTCGCCGAGGATCTCGTCGACGCGGGTCGGGTCCTCCCAGGCCTTGCCGAGGGTGCGCTCGCCGAGGATTCCGTCGTCGTCGAGCCCGCCGAGGCCTCGCTGCAGGATGCGCACGGCGTCGACCGGGTTGTGGTTGACCAGGCAATCGAAGTGCACCGCCTGGTAGTGCTCCGGGAGGTCGTCGACGCAATTAGGGACCCAGTAGTCGTCGAAGTAGATCTTCACTGCCCCGCCCCACGTCGGCGCCTCCCAGAACGCCGCGTAGCGCGGGTCGTCCTTCGGGTGCGCGCGCTCGGAGATCCCGAACACGGTGTGCCCGCCGAGATCGGTCGGCACGCGCATGTTGTCGCCGCCCTCGGCGTGCCTGGTGAAGAAGATGGTGGTCTCGAAGCTCACGGCCGCTCCAGTCCCTGGCCGCGGGCGTAGCTTTCGATGATCGGCTTCAAGATGTCCGACAGCGTCGCCTCGATGCGTGCCACCTTCTCATTGAACTCGGTCACGAGCTTCTGGCGTTCGATTTCCCAGTCGCTGCGGTTGAACGCGTCGGCCTTTCCGCTCACCGAGAGCTGGTGGATGTCATCTCGGTTGCGGGTGATCGCCGCGTCATGCCTCGCGAGCGTTTCCTTCGTCTCTCCCTGGCGCGCCTCGAGGCTGCCCGCCCAGAAAACGGCGATCAGGATGTGCACAGCGCTCGTCAACAAGATCGGCCCCAGCATTTCCCAGCCGCGTGTCGTCATGCGACCTCCTACGGCCAGTGCGGCGAGCCGGGCACGTCGTAGCTCGCGGGATCTGGGTGCTGACGGATCTCGGAGATGATCGTGTCGCGCGCCGTGTCGATGGCCTCGATCTGGTCAGCGAGCGCCTCCAGCGCATTGAGTCGGGCTATCTCGTCGGGGTCGGCCCGACCCTTGGCCTCGCGCCTGACTCCGGCCAGAGCGCGACCCATCAGGGAGACGTAGTCCGCCAGTCCTCCGGGGGTGACGGCATCGAGCACCGCCTGTCGGCGGCGGGAGGCCTCGTCGAAAGCCTCGGTGACCTTGCGGGCACGCGACGACGCTTTGGCGGCGCTGACCAAGTCCTGCTCGGTCGGCGCCGGCGCGATCCTCTCGTCCCATCGAACGACATAACCCGTGCCGTCATCCTCCGGGATTCCGCTCAATCCACTGGGCTCAATCGCTCGCACGGCAGCGCAGAAGTCATTCGGGTCCATGCCCTGTGGGACGCGGATGGTGATCATCACTCATACCTCCAGTCGATCTTGATCGTGGCGAATGTCTCGATCTTGGTGGCATTGCCGTTAATGGTCGCGTTGCCGCTGTCCGTATCGAGGTTCTGCCCCCACAGCTCCAGTTTTGATCCGCCGCCAATGTCAAAGACGCCGGACAGCGTCCGGTTGTTGTAGTCGCCAGGATTGCTGGCGTTCTGGTCAGAGTTGTCGAACAGGTACGTTGTGCCGATCTTCGCCGTGATATTCGTGCCCCTTGCGCTACTCACCGCATGCGCATGCAGAGACAGACGAGCGTTCAGCCCGGACGGTATGTCCAGCTGGTGGTTCGTCGCCGCGTCCCACAGCCCGCCCACGTCCGACAGTTCCGTCCAGCCGGTCAGCTTCGCGCCTGATCCCTGTGCAATGACCTGATCTGATGGCAACCGGACGCGGACGTAGTGCGAGTTTTTGTGCGGCCCGATTATCCGGCCCGCGCCGTCGTAGCTAACCTCGATATGGTCGCCTTTGCGGCACCCCTGCCAGATCAGTGTCGTGCCGTCCGAGGCATAAAGGTTGGCGACATAGGTTTCCCCTGCGCCGTCGTCGTCGCTGACCACGTAGCGAATCCGGCATGGCTTGTGCGATCCGACGGCGGCGTACTCGTCGATATCCACCGACTGGCCGTTGATACCGATGCGCAGCTCGAGGAAGCCGTTCTGCGGCACATCCGCGTCCTGCAGGGTGTAGTCGGCACTCTTGCTGATGCTCCGATCACTGGCGCCAACAATATCCGCCACCCAGTGCGTGCCATCGAAAACCATCAGCACCCACTTGCCGGCGATGAGGTCTCCGCTCGCGAGGTCCGCCTTGCTGCCGCTTTCGAACTTCTTGATCGCCACGGCGCCGTCGGTCGAGCCCACATCCAGCGTCGCGGCGCCGGTATTGCCATTGGTCGGCAGGAAGAAGATCCGGTAGCCGTTCGGCAGGGCCTGGTCGGTCGCCACCGGCGAGAGCGCGGCGGTGTAGGCGTTCGACGCGAAGCCGGACTCGGTCACCCAGAATCGCGTGTCGTACGGTGCGAACTGCCCCGGCGCCGCTCCCACCTCGAGGTTGCCGATGGCATCGTCGTGGGTCTTCAGGTGCTGTATCGCGCTTTGCCACAGGTCGTACCAGGGCTTGCGGCCGGCGGCGGCGGCGAGTATCTCGGGGATGCTGTGCAAAGCCATTACTTCAGTTCCTCGCAGTCGAATCCGATTTCGTAGCGCTGGGTCTGCAGGCGACGGCTCTCCGTCCAGCCGCTCAGCAGGCCGTAGACGGAATACGTGCGCTCGCGTGCGCCGCCTTCCTCCGGGTAGCAGCTCAACAGCACACCGGATTGCAGCCCGTAACGCGCCAGGATGTCGTCGAGCTCGGCGTCCTCGACGTCGTCGAGCCAGGAGAAGCCGACGCTGACCACGCGGTAACTCGTGGCCGGGCTCGAGCGCGCACCACCGCCGCGGGTGCGGCTGATGGTCGATTCCTTCACGCGGCGGTGCGCCGCGCCCCAGTTGTGGTTCGTCGCCGGCGACCAGCTCTGGCCGACCATGATCTTGCCGACCTCGACATAGCCGTCGGCGTTGGCGGTGTCCGTGATCGTGACCCGCCCGTAGCGGTACGAGACGAGATCGAACCAGATCGTGCGCAGATTCTGGACCTCATTCTCATCGGAGAAGCCACCGAGCCCGTCGAGGCCTAGCGGACCCTCGCCGAGACCGTAGAACGGCAGCTTGCCGTCGAAGGTAATGTCGAGCACCGGGTCGGAGTAGTCGGCGTTGGCCGACAGCTCGAGGCGCACGTCACTCTCGGGGGAGAAATTGGCCTCGACGTGCGCGTAGGCGTCGGCCGCCTTGAGCTCGCCGTTGTCCCATTCGATCTGTTGCACGCTGGCGTCGGTCGAGCGCCACTTCCACGCCGGCTGGGAGTTCTGCAGGTACTCCTTCGGATAGTCGGTCTCCTCGCTGGTCACGGTGAGCGTGACCGGATCGAGGTGGCTGTTCGGGATGAGACGCAGGTTCGCGGTCATCAGTACCACCCCGTGATCTCGACCCGGCCGTCGCCCGGGGTCTCGACGACACCGATCACCGTGACCGCTCGGCCCTCGGCGAAGCCGAAGCGGCCCGCGAAATCCTTCGGATCGTCGTAGACGGTGACCACGTCACCCACCTCGATCAGGAACGGCGTGGCGTAGGCCGTGAACTCGCAGCTGAACCGTACCTGGTTGAACAACCCCTGCCGGGCGGTGGCCTCGGCGATGGCGTCGGTCTCGCTCGAGATCAGCGTCTCCTCGACCTCCGGCACCTCGGCGTCGAGGTGCTCGGTCTGGATGGTCGCGGCGGCCGCATCCTCGTATTCGGCCACCCGGTAGCCGCGCTCGACATACTCGCGCAGCTCCTCGGCCGCGGCGGGGTCGACATACATCGCGCGCATCTTGGCCTTCCTGTGCTTGCGGTACTTCTTGCCGGCGCGGCGCTCGAGCTCCTCCTCGTCGAGCGAGAGCCGCCCCCACACCGGCTGGTAGCCCACGCGGGTCTTGTACCGGGGCGGGCCCTCGGGCGTGGCGACGATGGTCCCGACGATCTGCTGCAGGCTCGATCGCAGGGTCAGGACACTCGCGCCTGAAGTCGGCGCGGCGATGCGGCCGACCGTGAACTTCCCCGAGCGGTCGAACCCGAACCAGGCGCGGTTGGTCGCGGCGATGTCGTCGAGCACGGTCAGTATGTTGGCCGGGCGGTCGACGTAGATGCCGATGGTCGGGGCGCCCGCATCGAAGGCGCTGAAGGCAGCGGTGTCGATGTCGCCCGGATCTGCGAGTCCGCCCTTGTCGACCACGATGTGCCGCATGATCTCGCCGGGCTTCTCGAGCCACGTGCCGGCGGGCTTGGCTCCCTTGGCTTCGACGGTGACCCGCCCGGACGGCTTCGATGCCAGGCGGAACTTGCCGGTCGAGTTGAACTTGGTGACCCCTATCCCGCTCGCCAGGCCGTCGACGTAGAGCTGGACGCACACGTCCTCGACCTCGCCGTCGTGCACCTGGTACTCGCGGTTCGCGCTGTCGACCAGCACCGGCACCGCGTGGAAGACGTGCCCATAGGCGAGCGGGATCTCCACCTCGCCGTTCTCGCCGTCGTCGACGGTGTCGAGCTGGATCTGCTTGTCGAGCTCGCCGACGCGATCGCGGAACAGGATCCGCAGGGTGTCGGGGTCGTCGGCCTCGACGCCCTGGATCTTGCCGGTGCGGATGACCGCGTAGTCCTCGCGGGCCCAATCCGGATCCCCGAGGCGCATCTCGATGTCCCGGCCGCCCCAGGAGTCCTCGAGCCAGTCGTCGAAGTAGCCGTCGTCGTTCTGGACCTCGAGCTCGCCGATGGCGGTAAACGAACGCCCACCCCAGGGGGTCGACATCTGCGTCTCGAAGGTCGGGATCTTGCGGATCACCGGCAGGTAGGCCCCGGCCTTCGGCGCGTAGAGCGTGGAGAGCTTGCGCGTCACTTCGCTGCCGCCGCTGTAGGCCGTGGCGTCGACCAGCAGGCAGCGACGCTGGTCGTTGTCGGGATTGGCGAGCCAGGCCTCGTAGTCGACCGCCACCGCCTACCTCCGCGCCCGCATGAGTTCGAGGCGGTTGGCGCGCGACGCCGACTCGGCCACGCGGGCCTGCTCGGCCTCGATCCGCGCCAGGCGCTCGTTGGTCCGGCGGATCTCGGCGACCACGGGGCCGAAGTCGGTCGGCGCGGCCACCGGCGCCTGCATGAGGCGTCGGTTATCGGCCGCCGTGAGCACCCGCTCACCTTTGTGAAGGATCGCCCGGTAGCCGTCGAAGGGGATGAATGGATGTCCGCCGGCGTGGGAGCCATCGGCCCCGTCGCGGCCGCCGAAGGGGTTCGAGCCACCTACGCTCGGCACGCTGCGCGCCGCCGCCGCCATGCGCTCGAAGGCACCCGCGGCGTTGTTCGCTCCGCTCGCTAGACTGTCGACGCCCGCGATCGCAGCTGCCACGGCCGTGGTGACGAAATCCTGCAGGACGCTCTGCCACTTGCCGATGTCGCCGGTCAACACCGCACTTGCGCCGCTCGCCGTCTCGGTGAACTGTCGAAAGGCGAGATCGCCCTGCTGAGCCGCGCTCGTCAGCGCCTGCTTGATGATCTCCGAGTTGCCCTCGATATTCACCCGCAGCCCGTTGCCCTTCTCGATGGCGGTTTCGAGGGAACCGGCGAAGGCAAAGCCCGTGATCTGGGCGCCCTCGAGGGCCGCGCGCACCTGATCGACGTTGCCGGTCAGCTGGTGCACGTGCTCACCGTTCATCGCCATGCGCAAACCGATCGCGCCGGTGATCGCGTTCACCTCCTCGAGCGCGACCACGAGCTTCTTGTCGACAGCGGCGTACATGCGCTCGACGCCATCGCGGCCGGTCTCGAGTGAACCGATGAAGGTCGAGTCCAGCCCAATGCGCTCACTGTCGGCGGGCGAGAAGTTCGCCATCATCTCCTCGCGGGCACGCTGGATCGAGCGCTGCATGGACTTCTCCATCATCCCCGCGCCGAGGGCGACCAGCGCCATTACCGCCGCGCCGCCCCAGGCCGGGATGCCGCCGCTGGCCGCACTCGCCCCGCCGCCGAAATTGGTAACCCCCGGGCCCTTGAACCCCAGGTTTCCGGCGGCCGTCGCCGAGCTGCCCAAGCCGGACGCACTGGACGCAGTCCCGTAGTTCATGACTCCGGGACCCTTGAATCCGAGATTGCCGGCGGCGTAATACGAGCCCGTGACATTCTTCGTCCACCAAGTGGTTACAGCCTTACCGAGGGCGCTGTTTTTTACCCCCTCGACAACGCCCTTCTGAATGGCCGACTGGACTATTCCGGTGCCGTCGCCTCCGCCGCCGGTGCGCTGCCCACCCGAGATCACATCACCCAGAGCACCCAGGATGCCCCCCTTTCCCTCTGTGAATCCGATCGCCAGGCGCGTCATACCCCGCTTGATCCACTCGGCCAACATCTCCTCGATGGCACTGACGAACGCGTTGACCAGCGTATCCTTCAGACGGTCAGCCGCCTCCTTCTCGATCTCGTTGATTCGGTCGTAGAAGTCCTCGTAGAGCTGCTTGCGCTCCTTGTTGGCTTCATCTGTGGCTATGGTGCCGTCCTCGAGGCGCTCCTGCAGGTCGCGCAGGCGCTCGTCGAGTTGACTGCGAGCGGCATCCTTGGCCTCCTTCTCGCCGCGGATGGTGTCGGTGACGTAGCGGGCAATGCCCTGGCTGGCGTTGTCGATGAAGCCGGTGAGGATGCGGTGCTTTTCCTCCCACTCCTGGCGGTACATCTCGGTGATCCGCTCGCTGTACTGCCGCTCGATGCGTTCGCGAGCCTGGGCGTAGCCACCGATGATGGTAAGCCCCTCGCGCTGTGCCTGGTCCAGCGTTGCCAGGCGTGCCTGGTACTCCCGATTGATTGCCTCGGTCTCGGTCTCGAGCGAACCGACGAGATCATTGACCCTCTCCTGCAGGCCTTGGCGGCGGGCGATCGTCTGCTCGCGCTCGAACTGCTCGACTCGATCGAAATCCCAGGCAATGGCCTCCGCTTCGGCCATGGCGTTGAGTTCTTCCATGCGAGCCTTGGCGGCCGCCTCCATGGCGGCCCGCTGTTCCTCGGTCTTCCGCTTGGCCTCCTCACGAGCACGAGCCTCGTCGTAGAGCGCAAGCGCCAGTGTGTGCACCTGGTCGATACCCTCGGTGACACCGGCTTTCATGGCCTCCTGCACGGCCTTGTACGACGCCAGCTCGCGGGCAGACAGGTTGGCAACCTCGGCCTCCTCGCGCATGGACTTCAGGAAGCCGTCCAGGGTGGCCTTTGCCTCGGCGGCCTTGAGCTGCGACTCGTCGACCGCCCTCGAGAACTTGCCGAACGATTCGTCGGACGCTATTCCGAACTCGGTGATGCCCTGCTTCGCCGCGCCAAGGCCAGCCTCGAGCTTCTTGAGTTCATCCACTGCCTCAGCGAAACGGGCATCGAGACCAGGTGTCTCTTGATCTTTTCCGTAAGTGTCCCGAAGAAACCTCTGGGCCTCTTGAATTTGTGTGAGCTCCGCTATCTTCGCCCTGACGGCTTTTTGGGCTGCTTCGATCGCTGCGTCGCCACCGGCCCGTATTGCGTTCTCGTACTCCCTCTGCGCTTCCGCCGCAGTCTCCGACGCATCCTTATGGCTGCGAATGGCGTCCACAAGCGCATAGATTCCCACGGCCGCGGTGACGGCGATGCCCGTCGGCCCCCCGAGTAGCAGGAAGGCCCCCCGGGCCGCTGTGCCGGCGGCGGCGACGGCGGTGAGACGGGCGGCCAGGAGTCCCAGCAGATTCTTGGCAAGGATTCCGCCCACAGCCACCGCGATCAGATCGATGTTTTCGGCAATCACGGCCAACGCGCTGCCCAGCAATTCAAGCGCCCTCGTGTCACCGGAATCGACCATCTCGTCGAGCGCCCGGCTGGCGCGCTGAATGGCCGTCGCGAGCGTTGAGGTCAAGCCGCTCGACTCGTTGGCCATCGCGACGTAGCGGCCCATGCTGTTGGTCAACATGGTCCAGGCGCGACCGATCGTCAGCGGCATATTCTCGAAGTCGCGCTGGATCTGGTCTGTCTGGCTGAGCAGGGAGGCGAAGACCTGATCCGACAACACCCGTCCTTCGACCACCGCCAGGCGCAACTGGCCGACGCTCATCCCCATTCCCCGGGCGATCCTAACCGCGATCTCCGGGGTGTTTTCGATGATGCTGTTGAACTCTTCCGCTCGCACCACACCGCCGGCCATCGCCTGGCTGAACTGCCGCAGCGAGTTGCGCATCGCCTCCCCGCTCGCGCCCGAGATCACCCCAAGCTGCTGGATGGTGTCCGTGAGCTGCAGAACATCGGCGCGCGAACGGCCGATGTCCTCGGCCGCGCGGTTGATGTTGATGAACAGGTTCGCAGTGTTTGCCAGCGCGACTCCGCTGCGCTGACTGATCGCGAACAGCTCGCGAGAGACATGGTTGTAGTCCCCCATGGCCTCGGTGGCGAGCCGCACCCTGCCCTCGATGGATTTGAACTGCTCCGCCGCCTGCGTTGCGTGGCGGATCAGCAACGCGAAGCCGAGCGCCGGCAGAAGCGTTCGCAGCGCACCCAGGCCGCCGGTCAGCGTGCCCGTGTTCTTGGCCAAGGCGGCAGTCTTCGCGGCCGTCTGGTCAAGTTGGCGGCCGAATAGCTGGAATTGGCGTGTGCCCTGGTTGACCGTGGCCGTTAGGCCCCGACCATCTGCCCGCAACCGGATTGTCAGTTCACGCTCGGCCATCAGTGATCGTAGTACCGGTCGATGATCTCGTCGGCGGCGGCGCGCCCCATCGCCACCACATCGTCGAACAACTCGATGTCATGAGGCGCACCCATGACCTGCATCCGTGCGTGGATCGCGCTCTCGTCAAGCCCGATTGGCACGCCCTGCATTCCCCTGCACCTCCAGCTGCCCGCGAGCACGAGAAACACTTCCAGGGCTCGCTCGTTACCAGGCCACACGGCGAAAGGCTCCAGATCGACCTCCACCATCGCCCGCCGCGAAGCGAGATACCGCTCCACCTGCTCCTCGCTGACGCCCATGGTGCGGAACACCTCAGCCGTGCCTTCCGGGTCCATCCCGGGCGCGGTGCGCTTTTCCTGGGCGGCGCTCACGTAATGCCGCGCCGCCGCCGTCAGTTTCCCCGGCGAAGGTTCTTCACGCGGGTGGCGTTGACGTACGTGCTCACCATCGCGGTCACGGCGCAGGTGTTGCCCAGCACCGCTTCGAGCGCCTGGTCGGGCGGCAGTTCCTCTCCGTTGGCGTCGCCGACCTCGCGCACGCTCCTGACGATGCGCCGGGCGGTTGCCTGGTCCGTGGGCAGCTCCTTCAGTTCGTCGTCCGAGATGAGCTCGAACGTGGCCATGAAGCTGCCCTTGGCGTACTGACCGTTGCCAGTAGGGATCAACACCTCGACGCGTTCTTCAAACGTTTGGGCTTGTGCGATCTTGAACATGGAGAGATCAGGTCCTCGTCAGTCGATGGATGGTGGCCGATCAGGTGCAGACGATTTCGAAGTCGTCCTGGCCGGCGTCGGTCGGAATCATGCGCATGTTGAGCTGGTGGCCGAGCTCGCCGTCGTTGTTGGCGTTGTTGATGCTCGACAGCTGGGTCTGCGGGCCGTTGAGTGTGACGATGTTCCCGGCGCTCTGGCCGTGCTGCAGCGACAGCGCCACCGGTTCGCCCGCAGTGACCACGGAGAACCAGTTCTTGTCGGCGAGCGGCGGCGCATCGATAACCTGGTCGCCACCGGGCCGCCGGTCGACGATCTTGACCGACTCCTCGCCCGGCAGGTCGAGGTGCATCACCTCGTTGTTCACGCCCCAGTTCAGCGAGCGCAGGATCGGGGTTTCGCCATCCACGGTGAGCGTGGTGTTGGCGTTGGTGACTGGCAGTGGCGTCGTGAACCCGGAAAGATCGATGGTCGGGAACGCTTGCGCGCTCGGCGCCGACCACAGGCCCGTGAACTCGAACTGCCAGTACAGGTACTGCTTCGCCACCAGCGCGATGGACACCGTGCCCCGGGCGCCGAGCAGGATGTGCCGGGCCTGTGTGGTGAAGAAGTACATGGACAGCGAGTCCTCGCCGCTATCGATCGGCGTATAGGCAACGCTGGTGGCTACCGTGACCGCTTCCTCCATGCCGCAGCCTTCCATCAGGACGCCCCAGGCGGGCGGCGTGTCGGGGTTGACGCCGTCGCCCGCGCCGGCCACCGCGACCTTGAATCGCACGACCACGTGCTTGCCGACCAGGGACGACAGGTAGTTGCCGAGCGTCTGGCGATCCACCAGGTGCTCGATCTCGTCGGCGCGAAGCGGCTCGATCTCGGCCTCGACGATCTCGATGGCGTTGGTGGCGCCGTCGGGGGTCGAGTCGGTGCCGTAGACGCTCTCCTTCTTCGCCAGCAGTACCTTGGGGCGGAATTTCATGGTGCAGATCCTCTCGGTGCGCTATCTAAGGGTCAGTCGCCGGGCTCGGCCGGCGGCGGCGCGGCGGGCGTCTTCGGCTTGGGTTCGGTGCCCACGGGGCGGCCCTGGTCGTCGAAGACGCGGCCGTCGGCGGTGCGGGCGCGGTTGCCGTCGGGATGCGGCCGGGTGGCGGGGGTCTGCCTCACCACCTTGCCGGTCTTGTCGATGGTCTTGCTGGGCATCGTTCGGTCCTCGCTACAGTTCGAAATCGCACTCCACGGCCACCCAGCCGTAGGGGTGCTCGAGTTGCTGGCTCTGGGTGTGCCGGGTGGGCATGAGGGCTCCGGTCAGGCCCGGATCGAGGGCCGCGGCGAGCGCCTCGACGTCCTCGAGCAGGGCGAACTCGGCCTCCTCAAGGGCCCGCCCGTCCGCGTCCTCGGCGACCTTCACCTGGCCGTAGATGACAAGCTTGGCTGTTCCGTGGGCCATCACCAGTCCGACTTCGTTGGAGTAGTTCTCCACGCCGGCGAGCTTGAGCGTGATGCGGCCGGCAGTGAGCTCCGCGTCGGTCAGCGACGGATCGGTGAACGCCTTGAAGTCGCGGGTGATCGTGCGCGCCGGGGCCAGCGCCTGGAACTGGGTGACGATGCTGTCGAGAATGTCGCCGATGCGGCTCATGCGCGGGCCACCTGCCGGATACCGTTGGCCACGCCCTGGCGCATGAGGGCGATCACGCGCGGGGTCATGTTTCGCAGCGCCGGCTCGGCGAAGGGCTGCGCCGGCGTGCCCTTGCGGCGGATGCTTCGGCCGATGAGGAACGCGAGCCCGCGCAGCGTGGTGTTCTCGCGAGGCGTGATGCCCTTGACGCGAATCCAGTCCTCGAGGGTCTGGCGCGGGGGTGAGCCGCCCGGGCCGGCGCCGCGTTCCACGGCGAGCGCATAGTTCACGCCGGCGGTGATCTCGTAGTACAACGGCCGCACGCGGCGGTGGATGATCGACTGGGTCAGGGTACTGAAGGCCTTTGGCGCCAGGCGTCGCTCCTCGCGGGCAACCTCGATCGCGGCGCGCCCGAGGCCACGATCGGCTTCGCGGGTCATGACGGCCGGGGCACGCATGAATGCGGCGATCACCTCGGGGGTGTTGTGCATCAGCTGAACCTTCACGCCGCGATCCCCGCCTGGCGGTGGAACTGGTCCATCATGCCGTCGTAGAGAGCCGCCGGCGTGTTGTTGCGGGCGACGCCGGCAAGATCCCCGCGCAGCTGCACAGGCTTGTGCGCATTGCGCTTGGTGAGCTCCAGCATGGCTTCGGCTCCGGCGCGCAGCAGCAACAGGTGGCGATCGCCGGCGACGATGGTGGTGTCGCCCGCGAGCTCGCCGACGGCATGGGCGGCGAAGTAGTAGAACCGGTAGTCGGTCCCGAGCAATGCGATCTGGGCGCTCGTCGGCGCAGGGTCGAGCCAGAGCTTGCGAGCGCCGGACTCCTCCACCAGGGCGAGGCGTGGCAGGCGCCCCGGCCAGGCCGGCTCCCAGGGCCGCGTCGTGCGTGCCTGGTCCCGGCCCCAGATGGGCACCTTCACCGCCAGGCAGTCGGCCGGGGCGTCGTAGGCGGAGACGTCGGCCTCCACGGTGATGGAGCCGACCAGCGTGCGCGGCCGGGCGCGTGCCATGTCGAGCGCGGCGATGTCCAGGTGCCGCTTGAAGTCGGCGTCGCCGGCCGCGGTGAAGATGTTCACCGCATCGGCAAGCGCCGCCTTCAGATCGGCCACCAGGTCGGCCTGTGACATGGTGCCGGGCATGGATTACTCGGGCTCGGCTCCTGGATCAACGGCGGAGTCGTCGTCGGCGTTCTCGCCGCCCTCATCGCCGCTGGCGCCGTCGGGGTCGTCCTCGTCGTCGCCGTCATCCTCGGCCGCGCGGCGCAGGATCTCCTCGTCGATGGTCGCGAAGATGCCCTTGCGGGCCTTGCCGGAGGCCTCCGCGCCGCGCAGGTACTCGAGGTCCTCTTCGGCGACCACGTAGGCGTCGTCGCCGTCTCGCGAGGCGATGTGCTCGGCGAAGTCGGAGACCGACAGCTTCAGGATCTCGGCACGCGGGTCAGGTCCCGCATCCGCCGGCGGCCTTGCAGGGGCCGGGTTTCGCAGGTGCGGCGGCAGGTCGGATTCTTCGAACAACCGGGTCTCTCCCGGCTGGATACACACGCCCGCGACGTACAGCGGACTGCGCTTGTCGTTGGTGATCGGTTTCTGGCTCATGGTGACCTTGTCCTCGTTGAGCAATCGGGCGGCCGTCCCTGGCCGCCGTCATGCAACTGACGTGGCTACGGGGTGTCCGTTACTACGCGGCGCGAGCGACCCGTGCGTCGGCGCTGTAGCGCAGGATCGAGGTGTAGGCCCGCTTGAGCTGCGTCGGGGTGTGCACCACTACGAACTGATCGCCGTAGGCCTCCTTCTTGCCGGTGAAGCGGCCGTTGGAGTCCTTCTGGTTCTCCAGCTGGCCCATGGCCCACGGCCGCATCATCCGGAAGCGGGTGACACCGCGTTCGCCGATGACCACGTAGCGGTCGCCGATGTGCAGTCCCGGCGCCGCGGTGCGGAACATCGGGATGTCCTTCACCCGGCCGAGGTTGCCGTCCGCCGTCAGGTCGGTGCCCGGCACCTTGAAGTTGGCCTGAAAGCGAGCGGCCTGGCCGACGCTGGTGAAGGTGTTACCCGACATGATGCCGAAGTTGGCCATGTGGAACCGGTCATCCTCGATCACGCTCTTGCGCAGGGCGATGCGATACAGCATGTCGTCCTCGTGGTCCTTCAGCGCCGTGCTCTCCGGCAGGTCCGTGTCGAACTTGTAGACGTTCGTGGCGTAGTGGTAGCTGATGGTGTAGGCGGTGCCGTCCGCCGGGGTCTGGACCGCACCCTCTTCGTCCACCAGGTAGATCTCGCCCAGGTCGTAGTCCAGCACGTAGTAGGTGCCGGCCGCCTGCTCTCCGGTGCCGTCGTACTCCTCGAGGGCATTGCTGTTGTAGGTGACGGTGACCGGATAGGCCGTGCTCCCGACCTGGTTGCCCTGCAGGTCGTAAATCTTCTGCGGGCGCACCACCGGGAAGTTGGCCAGCAGGAAGATCTCGTCGGTTCCGTCCGCCTGGGGCTCGAGGTCCTCGTTCGACACCGCCACCGCGCCGTACTGGTGGGACGCGGCGAGGATGTTGTTGAAGTTGAGGTGCTCGGTGTCCTCGGCGATGATCCGCGCGGCGTTGCGCACGTTCTCGGCCACGGCGTCGTAATCGATTCGCCGCGCGCTGGTGAGGTAGCGCAGCTCGTCGGAGACTTCGAACGCGAGTTTCTGCGGGATCGGGTAGGCCAGCTCCGAGGTCTGGATCACGCCGGCACGGGGGATGGAGCCGCCCTCGTAGACGCGGGCATTGCTGCGGCCGCCGGCGGTCGTGTCCCGGTAGCTGTACGGAATCGAGATCGACTCGGAGTACTCGACGCTCGCGGCGTTGACGAATCCCATCGACACCAGCGAGTGCAGCGCCTCTCGGATCACGGTGCGCTCGTAGACCTTCGGCACCGCGACGTCGGAAATCAGGCCGTCGCCGGCGGCGAGCGCCTTGTGCTCGGCGTCGAGCTGGGCGGCGTGGTCACGGTCGAACCGTGCGATGACCTTCTCGGCCAGAACCTTGTTATCCGCCTGGAGCTGCCCGCCGGTGCGCGCGTAGCGGCGCGAGTCGGGCATGTCCAGCAGGCCGAGGCGCCGGTCCACCGCCTCCTGCAGCTCCTTGACCTTGTTCGACTCATCCGCCTGTATGTGCACGTTGCCGGACGGACCAGGCACACCCATGGCGAGGCGCTTGGCCTGCACCACCATCTGGTCGCCGAGCTTGATCTGGCCCTCGGCCAGGGCCTTCACCTGGTCCTCGGTCCAGTCGGCGGTGATGACGCCGCCAGCGCTCTTTAGCGCCGCCATGGACTCCTCGGTCAGCGACTTCAGGCCCTCGTTGTCGTCGAGCAGCTTCTCGAATTTGGCGACGCGGGCCTCGCGGGTCTCGGCCAACTCGCGTTCGCGCTTGCGGGTCGCCTCGGCCTCCTCGGCCATCAGCTTCTTCACTTCCTCGGCGGACAGCCCGCCCGACTTGATCTCGGGGATCTTGATGTCGAGCGTGACGGCGCCCGCGACCTTGCCTTCGGCAAGCTGCTTCGCGGTTTCTTTGCCGGCGGCGATGAACTGCTCGCAGAGCAGCTGCAGGGTGGCCTCGTCTTCGAGCTTCTCGCCCGCCTTTTCGAAGGCGGTCATGAGCTGGGCGATCAGGGCCTCGTTCAGTTTGACGGCGCTGAGCTCGCGCTTCAGCTGCCGGAGCAGTTCCTTCAACATGACGGAATGATCCTCGTGCATGAGTTTGACGATGCGATCCGACAGGTACGTCGGCACCGTGTGCAGCGACTCCTCCGAGAGGCGCACGTGTTCGATCCCGGACAGCACGCCATCTGCCAGCTCGACCTTGTCCAGGCCCTTGATGACGGGCCGGGTGGTGAGGGCGGCGCCGAGCAGGGTCGGGCCGTGGGCCTTGCGCTGCTCGTTGTCCTTCCAGTCCTCGTGGAACTCGGCGGAGAGGTAGATGAAGCCCTTCTTCGTGACGGATTCGATGCCGTAGTCGGTCCACTCGATTTCGGCACGCAGCTTGTTGCCGGACAGGAACAGCCGGCGAACAAAGCCGGCCGCGCCGTCCTCGGGGCGGTGGGAGACGTCGATCACGACCTCCTGCCCGTACACGCCCGCCTCGAAATTGCGAACCATCGCCAGGAGCATCTGGCGGGTGATATCGAATTCGCCGTAGCGCGGGTCGTGGAACGTGCCCGTCCGGGTGATCGTCACGACCGAGCGCTGCCCACCCTCCGCCAGTGCGCGCGCGTCCACGCGGTCGCACAGGAAATGCACCACCCCGTCCGGGGCGGGTGATTCGAGCCGGATGGTCCGGGCCTGCCTCAAGCGCACTCTCCAAAAAAAAGCCGGCGGCCGCGGGAGTCCCGCAGCTACCGGCTTTCAGCGTTCCACCTGGAGGAGACGTCCAGGCGTTGGGTGCTTCGTACCTTTACGTAGCGGTGCCTATTCTTCGGTCAGTTGTCCAGCAAAAACAGGGTAATCCGGACCCTATGAGGGCGCCGGGACGGCACGCTCGAGCAGCCGCATGGCGCCCTCGAGGCGCTCGTCGATGGCCTTGAGCAGGAAGTACAGGTCGGCACCGGCCATCGGTTGCAGCTCGCCGCTGTCCGTGATCAGCGCCATCATCCCCGAGAGCTGGTGGTGCGCCTCGGTGATCAGGTCGTGGGGGTCGGGCGTCATGTCACACCCCCGGCAGCCGAAGCTGCGCCGCGTCCTGGCCGAGAAGCGTGATCGCCGGCAGAGGCTGGCCGAGGAGGCGAAACAGCCGCCGCGCACGCTCCAGCAGGAACGAGCGCTCGAAGGCGTCCTTCGTTTCCACCAGGCGCTGCACGACGCCGCGCGCCTCCCGGGTCACCTTCACCTCTGCGTCCGGCGACATCTCGCCGAAGAAGCCGTGCTTGCGGATTGCCGGCAGGACCTCGGCACACACCCAGTTGCAGAAGCGCTCGGCCTCGGGCTTGTCTGATCGGAAGACGAGACGATACAGGGCGGGTTCGTTGATGAAGGTGAGGTCTTGCTCCCCGCCGGGGGTGTTCTTTCGGAACATCCCTTGCCAGTTTTTCGGCACTTTCTGGAGCGTCTTGCCGCTCCAAGTCAGGTTCAACGCGTCACAAACATCCTTTGCGGCGAACCAAATCTGCCCATCTTCGCTGGTGGCGGTGCGGACCTGCCCTTCGTCGAAAGGGAATTCGAGCAGGGTTCGCTCGGACGGTTCCGAGCTGTAGAAGTCGTGAATAGCCATGGTGGCCTCCTTTCGGGTCTTCTCAGTTGGCCGCCAGCAAAGACTGGTGGCCGGGAGCTGAGAACGCCCCAAAAGGAAAGCGCCGGCTGATTCCCCCGAAGGGTATTGTATTCACCGACTCCCGGCCATGAAGGCCCGAGAATACAGGGAATCCGGGCGTAAAAAAACGCCATCTGTCGGGGGCGGTGACCGCCTTCTGGGGGAGTTCTCAGGCTCCGTGATTGCGATTCTGTGCCCGGTTCCATAGACTTGTCAACCTGCGAGTTGCGCTTTTGTGTGTTAGGATTCGCGTCGCCCACACAGCCATTCACCCCTTCAGGACATGAAAGACCACATCAAGGCATTCTGGTTCGGAGTGGGGAGCGTCATCGCTCTTTTCCCAACCTCCCGGATCCCCGAAGTCCCCATGGACCACCGCTCCGACAGCGAGAAGCTGTCATCGGACTGGGTAGCCGTGGGCAATGACCTTCGAGCCGCGATGAACCGGGTGGATCGTGAGCAGGAAGAGAAATTCTCGTAACCGTCCACCCGTAAGCAACTCTCGCGGCAACCAGCGCCACGTAACCGCCAGCCGCACGGAGATCTCCCATCATAGCGGCCCCCTGCCCAGTCCGGAGGACATGGAGCGGTACCGGGCCATCTCGCCGGACCTCGTGGACCGTATCGTCAAACTGGCGGAGCAGGAAGCCAGCCATCGCCGGGACATGGAGCAGCAAACAACCCAGGCCAACATCAAGATTTCCGGCTGGATCGCCAAGGAACACAAGCGTGGGCAGTACTTCGCCCTGGGGATCGGTGTGCTCGCACTGGTCGTCACGGGCCTTTGCGCTTATTTCGGTGCACAGTGGACGGCCAGCATTCTCGGCGGAGGAACTCTCGCCACCCTGGTCACCGCATTCCTGAAGTCCCGGAGGTAGGGTAGTCCGGACCCCATGCCGACGCGGCTTATTCGCCCGCGAGTTGCGCTTTTGTGCTAGGATGCCCGACCGAGCCCCAAGGGGGCTCGGTCGGGCATCGTGCCGGTGGCGACAACCACCTTGGCAACGCTGCTTCGGGTCGCCAAATTACAAGGAAACCTTTTACCGACCAGCGGAGAACCCATGAACGAGGCGAGAGCGATTACCGTGAGAGCCAAGTGGGATCCCGAGGCGGGCGTCTGGGTGGCAACCAGCGAGGACGTGCCGGGACTTTCCACCGAGGCGACCACCGCGGCGGAGCTGGAAGACAAGCTCCGCGAGATCATCCCCATTCTGCTCGAACTCAACCATGTCGGCACGGCCGCTGACCACCGCGCCGTGCCCCTGAGCCTGCTGCTGCATCAGGAGAAGATCCTCTGCGTTAATGGTGGCTGATGGCCGACTACGCGCCGCGCGTGAAGGCCATGCTGCGCAATGCCGGCTGCCGTTTCGTCCGCAACGCCAAGGGTGACCACGAGTTCTGGGAAAGCCCGATCACCGGCCGGCGATTCGTCGTTGACGGCACCATCAAGTCCCGGCATACGGCCAACGAGGTCCTGAAGCAGGCCGGGCTCGACAAGGCGTTCTGAAGTCCCGGAGGTAACCCGATGAGACGAACGACCATCCTCCTCGCCCTCGCCGCGGCCGCACTGGCCACACCGTCAATCCACGCCGACAGCCAGCAGGAGTTTCTCTGGATCGAGCAAGGCAAGGATTCGGTGCGAGCGAAGCTGCGCGACCCGGGGTCAGCTCAGTTCCGTGGGGTGTTCTTCAACCGTAATCGAGACGGAATCCCCTTCGCCTGCGGCGAGGTGAACAGCAAGAATGCTTTCGGGGGAATGGGCGGGTTCCAGCGATTCATTTCGGCCGGCAAACCTGATCGGACATGGCTCGAGGAGCAGGTGGCCGACTTTCACAACGTCTGGGACCGCGCCTGCAAGTAGACGGCCGGCACAGCCACCCATCGCTTGCACCGCCCGCACAGGGCCTGCGCCTGGGCCAGTGGCGTGCCGCAGGCGTCCGCGAGCTTCACCGCCCGGGACTTGATCACCTCGCCGTCGTAGATGACCTTGCGGCAGGCGCAGCGGACCTCATTGGTTTTCGTCGTCATTGCCGAGCAGCTCGTCGATATTCACGCCGCGCCGGCGCAGGCGCTTTTTCACGACCTCCCAGGGCGCGGCGATCTCCTTCTCCGAAATGTATCCCGCCTCGAACGCCGCCCGCTTGCCCTTGCCGCCCAGCACGCCCTCCCGGATGGTGGTTTTCTGTCCCTTGAGCCACGCCACGCGATCCTCTTTGCCGGCGCGGTCCTCGTCGGTTACCTCGTCGGCGAAGACGGCCACGACGAACGACAGCGTGTTCGGGTGTGCCGGCCAGGGATTCCGGCCCTTGGGATACACACCGGGCCCGAGGCCGTACCGATTCACCTGGGCGTGCATGTCACAGATGTCCGTGCGCGGGTGGTTCGGTGAGAGGAGGAAGCGGGTGCCGATCACGTCGGGGTGCTCGAAGGCGGCGCCCTGGTAGGCCTCGCCGTGGGCGCGGTTGATTTCGGTCCGAAAGACGCGCAGAGCCTTGGCATAGGCGCCATCTTCGTCCAGCAGTACGCTGCCGGGCACCCGAGATACCGCGCCGGCACGCGCCAGTCCGAGTTGCTGGTTGATGTCGTCGGGTACCGACACGCCACGCCGCAGGAAGTCCTGCGCGGCACGGCTGGCGCCGTCGCCGCGGATGATGGCGAGCTGGAGCTGGTCCTCGATGGCGCGATAGGCACCGGAATCGATCCGCCACAGGCGGTCCGACAGGCGCAGACCGTCCTCGGCTACGAACTCCTGGACGAACCTGGCCGCCTCGTTGGCCACCGCGGCGAAGTCGGTGGCGATTTCCGTGACGGCGCGAAACGGATCGACGCCGAGTTCCGCCGCTTCCCGGATTACGTCGGCGAGAGCCGGGTCGCGGGCGGCCGCGAGGTCGGAGATCTCCCGGCGCACGCCGGCGAGGATCGACTCGAGAGCCTCGACCTTCACGTTCCCGTCCGGCGCGGCCGTGGCGAGAATGGTCTGCTTGAGGGATTCCGCGGCGCGGCGGTAGTGACGCTCGAGGTCGGCCGCGGATCGATCGACCAGGCGCGTGACGTCCCGCCGCGCGGTGGCACTGGCGCGCTTTATCGCGGCCTTCGTGACCGTGCGACGGTTCTCCGCGAGACGGACTACATCAGGATGGCCGTACACCGAACAGGTCCAGCTGGCGCCTCGGCCGCGCGTCGAGTTGGTAATCCTCGAGCCGGGGCTCGTGTTCGGGAACCAGCACCTGGTCGTCGCGGTAGATCTGGCGCCGGTACCGGTACACCAGGCGATCGAGGGTCCACTTCTGACGCGGACTCAGCACGGTGGCAGGGTCTCGGTGCGCGAGCATCACCATGCCCCGCGCGAATGCGCGATCGCGGGTGTCGGCGATGCGACACCGCGCGAGGGCCTCGGCCTTGGCGCGCTCGTGTCTATTCACGGACGAAGGGGTGGTCTACTTGCGGCAGCAACGGCTGAAGGGGCTGATTGAACGTCAGCACGCTGAGCCACAACCTGCCCCGCAGAAGGATGGCCAGTCGCTCGCGCCAAGACAGGGACCAGCAACAGATGACGCGCCCACCGGTCGAGCGATGGGCTGGCAGGGGCAGGTACTCCTTCTGGTCCTTCGCATAGACCACGTTTTGCTCCGGGAAGTCGCAAGGCGTCATGGAGATTCATCCTCGAGTGGCGATGGTGGTGGCGCTTTCCCCTTTTCGCGCGTTGCCGGGAGTGACGCTGACCCGGCCAGGGCCGGTCGGGCCGATCTGGTCGGGGCGCGGATAAGGGTCCGAGCTGTCCTCTTCGTCGGCGCGGCGCTTGAGTTCCTCCTCGGGGTCGAGGCCGGCGGTTTCCCAGGCGGTGCGGTGGCTGGCGCCGATCGCGCGGAGCTTCAACGCCCGGTCGGCCGCCTGGTTCGCAGTCTCTGTGCGACGCTCGGCGAAGGCGACGTCGATCCGGTCGCTGTCCGGATTGATGCCCTGGAGCAGCAGGTCCAGCACGAACCCGGCCTGGTAAACCTTCGAGAGCGTGTCCTGCAGTGCGTCGATCTCGTCGAAGTAGTCCTTCTTCATGTCCTCGAGCACGTCGCGCTGCAAGTCGCCGGTGTAACCGAACAGGCCCTTCGGCGCCGGTGCGCCGGCGTAGAAGGTGTCGAGCAGGTGGGCCACGTCGGCAATCTGGTCGAGGTTCGTGTCGCCCTGGATCGCCTCCACGGACAGCTTTTTGTTCGAGAAGAAGTCGGTCGTGATCTCGTGCTGCTCGCTCTCCACCTCGGCGCGGTACTTGGCGAGCTCCGCCTCGTCGGCGCCCTCGAGGGAATGTTTCAGGCGCAGCGGAGCGCGGGTGCGCCGGCGGATGACGAGGTCCTCCTCGGTCATCACCAGCTTGCGCCAGACGGTGCGCGAGGCATCAAGGTAAGGACGGCCAAAGCTACCTTTGTCGTCGTAGGACTGCGGCGATAGGCGACACAGCGTCATCTGCCACAGGGCGAAGGTCGCAACAGGTTGGCCTGTCGTGGCGTCGAACTGGATGAACGCGGTGCCGGGGTCCCGGTATGTCCCGCCTGGGCCGACCTGCGGCTGAATGGTCTCGGTGGGCATGCGCACGGCGGCGACGACCGAGCTGCCAGCGCCGTCGAGCACCCACTGCATGGGCAGGTTCCCTTCCATCACCAGGCCCCGGCAGTCGGACTCAAGCTTCTCCTGCCTGTCGAGGTTGAGGCGCTTGACGTACTGGTCCCAGGCGCGGCGGATCCGCCGGTTGGTGGTCTTGCGCAGCATCAGGCCGCCCTTGACGGCGGTGCGGGCCATGCGGCCGTGGATCTTCTTCACCCGGCCGTCGAGCTGGTCCATCTCCCGGATATCCATGATCACGCGCTTGAGTGCGTGATCGACGGCCATCCGGCGATACAGGTAGTTGACCTGATTCTCGTAGGTGCTCCGGATGCCGGTTTCGGTGGTGGAGGCCGGAAGCGCACCGGAGCGGAACAGCCCGTGCACCAGGGCAGTCTTCAGGATCTCGCCGACGGGCATGGCGAGGTACTTGCGAGGGAGCAGCTGCATCGATTTACCCTGCGGCCAGCGCCGGCAGCGTGGGCGCCGGCATGTTCATCAGGTCCGCCCGGCTCCGGCGGCGGCTCATCACCACCGTGGGCGAATCGGCCATGCCGCGCGTGACCAGCGACCAGACGGCGGCCATCGCGGCATCGAAGAGGTCGTCGCCCCATTTCTTGTTCAGCATCTTGTAGCTCGAATAGCTCTTGCTGGTGGGCACCGCGACGACGTTGGTGAGCTGGCGCAGGAACAGACCCATGTCCTCCTCCTCCGGCGCCAAGTGCATGGTGTTCACGTACGGGACAGCCGCCTGGCGGGCGTGGAACGCCCCGCGCAGGGCGGCGGCCATGTTGTGCTTAACCATGCCCTCGAAGCGCATCGGAGAGAAGGCCCACTCCGGCCAGGTGCTGGCGGTGCTGTCGCCGTCTCCGACGGCGCGGCGGTCGACGGTCGTCAGGCCCTGGGAGAAAAGATCGTCGTTGAGCTGGGTGAGCATTCCGACCCCGTAGGCGTCGCCGATGGCGTAGTCGGGCCGGAAGTAATCCCATAGGCCGATCAGATCGCGCTTGACGACCTGGTCATCGGTGGCGGCCGGCCAGGTGCGCGCGTATGGGAAGGTGCAGAAGTTGCCGATTTGCTCAGCGACGACGACCGCGTGCTTGGATGCGTGGGGATCCTCGCCGTGGCCGCCGGCGTCGTAGCCGACGCCGATCAGGCCGCGCTTGCGGTACTGCAGGCCCGGCACCGGCCCCGCGAGTTCGAGCCGGGCCTTCAGGCCGACCTGCAGGGCGAGCTGGACGAACTTCTCCCAGATGAAGTTCTTCGTCGTGACGTTGCGGCAGAGCATCTGTCGGAGGTATTCCTCCGGCGGCAATGCCTCGCGCATCTCGGCCACGAATGCTTCCTGGAGGATCCCCATCTCCATGCCAAGGTAGGCATCGACAGTGGGCAGAACCCGGTAGGTGCCGCGCTCCACCATGTCCGCCAGTGTGTCGGCCCCCTTAAACACGCCGGTGATCCGGATCTTCGGGTCGTTGGTGGAGTCCTTCGAGGCACCCATCCGACGGCTCGAGGCCAGCATCAGCAGGAACCGCGAGTACAGGCGATCCGCGGGCATGTCGTCTACCTCCTCGAGGCTGGCGACGGTAAGGTCGCCACCGTCCACCTGGGCCATGATGCCGTACGCCTGGGCTTTCGATCGGTTCGCGAACTCGTATTTCGTGTCGGACAGCTGCGCCCGGCCGGATTTGTGTGCCAGATAGGCGGTGAGGATCTCGGAGCGGCGGATGGCTTCAAGGTGGTAGTTTAGGGCGACGATGGCCTGCGCTTCTCTCGGTGCGACGATGCCGACCTCCTGGTCGGCTTCAGTGGCGTTCCATTCCAGGTTGCGCAACTCCTTCACGGCGGTCTTGCCCGTGCGGCGGCAGGAGTAGTCGACGGTGTAGGCGTGGTTGTCCATCTCGACCATCTTGAGGATCTGCATCGGATCCAGCTCGACGCCGTGGACATGCTTGTGCCAGAGCGCATGATCTCCCCGGTAGCGTTGGATTTCCGCTTCCGCACGATTACGAAGCCGGATCCGCTGGGCGCTGGAGAGGCGCTCAGGCATCGCTCTCGTGCTCGATCAACACCGGATCGCGAGCCAGACGCTCCCTGCCCCGCTTGATCAGCTTGCCCAGGTCCTCCAGGGCGGTGGTCTGCCGGCGCTGGTACTCGAGCAACTGCTCGCGACTCTGATCCTGGGCCGCCAGATGGCCCATCTCCTCCTGGACTTGCTCCTGCACCCGTGGGGTCATCGCCAGATCCGTCAGCGTCATCCCGTTCGCCTGCAGCATCTCCCTGAGTGGTTTGAGCAGCGGGTGGGCGTTGATCTCGACGATCGGCACGATTTCGCCGGTATCCGGGTCCACGCGCTCCACCCAGTGCAAGCCGCCATCTTTGTCGTTGTACCAGGCCGGATTTCTGAGCGCGACGCCGTCACGGATAATCGTGATCAGCATGTTCTGCATCAGCGCCATGATATTCGACTGGATGTCGGCATTGAGACCGGTGAGCAACTTCGGATCCCGTGTCTCGAAGGCGATGTGGGTCCGCATGAAGAGTTCGACCTTCTTCTTGCAGGCCACCTCCCACGGCCCGCAGGAGGCGCGGTACTCGCAGCCGTCGCAGTCCGGATATTTTCCCCTCTTGGCCGGGAAATAAGTGGCGGTCCGTGCAGCCAGGCCATGTTTCATGGCATTGAATCGAGTGCGCTGCGCCTCCTCGGGGGTGGGGTGCCCCTGAAGGTTGCGAGCCGACGTCGCCTTGCCCTCCGCGGTGCGCGGACCGGTTGCCGCGGCGTGGGCTCGCATCAGGTTGCGCTCCCAGGCAGCCTGCTCCGCTTCGGCGCCGCAGCTCTCGCATACGGCGAAGTACTGCCAAGGGTGCGCAGGCTCGTCCGGCGCATCCTCGACACGGGTGGGCGCGGCCTCGAATCTCAGCCCGCACGCACGGCAATGGAACGCGACGCGATCGCGCCGCTCACGAGAGACGGTTTTTCCCATGACCACGCATTTTGGTCATGGAAATCAAGCAAAAACAGGGTAACTCAGATCAAGCGCCGCGACGACGAAGTGTTGAATCGGAAAACGGAATGCTTTTGCTTACGGTTCTCATTTTGTAAGCCTCGGGGAGCCAATCTCAAGGCAAAGGACCGCCCTGCACGGCCGCCTCGCAGGCGGCCGTGCCGCGTTTGCGGCCGGCTTTCGCCCACCGCTTTCGCGTGGATGACGGAAATCATGCTGGTCAATATTTACCTTTTAACGCCCGCGGAAATCGGGTCATATTAAGCGCAACCCAATTTCAACCGGTTGTGTTGAATCTTCCTGTTCGCGCAATTCAAGAGACAACGAACGGGGGCATGAATATCCAGCTTTACGATCATATCCACGCTTCGCGCCTGCTCGCCCTGGACTCGGATACGTCAGTGACGCGCCTGGCCGAATCGGCGCAACTCGAGCAGCAGGAGTTCGAGAACGCGCTTGGCGAGCGATGGGACATTCCCGCGGATCTTTCAGCCACGCTCGCCAACAAGGCGGCGGCTGGCCGAATTCTCGGGCTCATCGCCGGTACGGAGGAAATGCTCGCGCCGGTACGGGCCCGGCATCGGCAGTTTCGCCAGCGGCTCGAAGCCGCGGAAACGGTCGCCGACGGCGCGGATCTCGAGCGGCTCGCGTCGATCTACGATGCCCACCGCGACAAGTCGGTTCCCGAACTCGTCGATCTGGCAGCTCGCGAACTCGACATCGCCAGGGCCACCCTGCTCTACCTCGGCGGCTGCGATCGTTACGCGGTCACCGAGGCCGAGAAGGCCACGCTGCACTCCTGCATCGCCCGGCACGTGCTGGGCGGGGAATACGAAGACTATCGCCGCAACCGCGAGTTGTTCGACGTCATGGGTTCCTTCGTCAACGACCTGATCGACAAGTACATAGAACTCGAACGGCGCGTGGATATCCGTCGACGAGATGATGTCGAGCCGCTCGACATCGATCCGCGGTGGCGGGAGATGTACGAGCGAATCCTTGCCCAGGCCCGGGTCAGGCCGGGTTCGGCGGCACTCGGCTGA